TCTCAGAAATTATTACTGCTAGGATTGAAGGGCTCAGAGCAACTAAAAATTATTTACCCAGAGACGAAGAAGGTTTGTGTAGTAAAATTAATAGCTTAGAGAATCTTGACTTATTTAGTCAGGATTGGTTAATCTTAACCAGAACTATATCTAGGTCTAAAGAAATATGTGATCTATTAAAAGTAAAAGGTTTATATTATGAAAACAAACATCAAAAGAGTTACAATACTAAACTATATAAGGCTATTATTAATCACAGCAAATGGTTAAATGGCGAATCAATACCGGATACAGCATTAGAAGACATTAAAGAATACATGGGCAACAGAGAACTTAAAAAAGATTTAAAGTGGTTCGAATGTTTTGATAATGCTCCAGCTGAAGATAAAATTTACATAAGACTTATGTTGTCAAATAAAGAAAAATTAAGTGATGAAGCGAGAATTAAAGTATCTACTATTCATGCAGCTAAAGGTGGTGAATGTGAAAATGTAATTTTAGTATTAGACAATGCTAAAAAAATAAGAGAAGCTACAATAAAAAGCGTAATAAAGCGTGACGAAGAGCATAGAGTATGGTATGTAGGTTGTACGAGAGCCAAAAGAAATTTATATTTAATGAGAGCAAAAATTGAAAGAAAAGGATATCAACTATGAGTAAAGTTTGGGATAAGCAGCACGGCGGGAGCCACTACCAAAAATATAAAATTCAGCCCAGTAAGTTTGTAGTAGAGAACGAATTATTATACCCAGAAGGATGTGCTATTAAATATATAATTAGACATCGTGACAAGGGAAAGAAACAAGATTTATTAAAAGCAATACACTTTATTGAAATGATAATAGAAAGGGATTACAAATGAAAGTACCTTTATTTGAGGCACAAACAGAATGGAATGAACCAGAAGAATATCCTGATCTAAGAAAATACGACGAGATTGCAATTGACTTAGAAACAAGAGATCCGGATTTAAAATCTAAAGGTTCAGGTTCTATCATTGGTAATGGGGAAGTTGTAGGTATAGCTGTTGCTGTGCCAGGTCGTAAATTTTATTTTCCAATTGCTCATGGATCAGGACCAAACATGAATCGTAAAAAAACTTTAGAATGGTTCAAAGATATTTGTGAGTCAGATGCTATAAAAATATTTCATAATGCAATGTATGATGTGTGTTGGATTAAATCTATAGGTCTTAAAATTAATGGACAAATAGTTGATACAATGATTGCTGCATCATTGATTGATGAAAACAGATTTAGATTTGATTTAAATAGTTTGTCTTGGGATTACTTAGGCCACGGTAAAAATGAAGCTGCATTAAATGAAGAAGCAAAGTCTAGAGGATTAGATCCTAAAGCAGATATGTGGCAACTCCCGGCAATGTATGTTGGATCTTATGCAGAAAAAGATGCAGAGCTTACATTAGAGCTGTGGCAAATATTTAAAAAAGAATTAATGCATCAGGATGTTGAATCTATTTTTGAACTTGAGACGGATCTTTTTCCTTGCCTGGTAGACATGCGTTTCCTTGGAGTCCGAGTAGACGCTCAACGAGCTCATAAATTAAAGCAGCAGTTAACATTGCAAGAAGAAGAGCTCCTGCACAAAATAAAAAAAGAAACGCAAATAGACGTTCAGTTAATGGCTGCAAGAAGTGTTGCGAAAGTTTTTGATAAACTTGGCTTACCATACGAACGAACTGCGAAATCACACGCTCCATCCTTTACAAAAAATTTTATTCAGAACCATAGTCATCCTGTAGTTAGAATGATTGCTCAAGCAAGAGAAGTTAATAAGGCTCATACTACTTTTATTGATACCATAATTAAACATGAACATAAAGGTAGGATACATGCAGACATAAATCAAATAAGGTCAGATTATGGCGGAACTGTGACTGGTAGATTCTCGTATTCAAACCCAAATTTACAGCAACTTCCTGCCAGAAATAAGGATCTTGGACCTATGATTAGGTCCATATTTATACCAGAGGAAGGCCATACATGGGGTTGTTTTGACTATTCTCAGCAAGAGCCTAGGCTGGTAGTGCATTATGCATCTTTACACAAATTTCCATCAGTCAATGATGTAATAGATAATTATGAAAACGATACTTCTACAGACTTTCACCAGGTAGTAGCGGACATGGCAAAAATACCTAGGTCTCAGGCCAAGGTAATTAATCTAGGTTTGTTTTATGGAATGGGTAAAGCTAAACTTCAAGCAGAGTTAGGTGTATCAAAAGATAAGGCAGCAGAATTGTTCGATCAATACCACGCTAAAGTTCCCTTTGTTAAGCAGTTAATGAATAGTGCTTCCAATCGTGCCCAAGAGCGTGGTCAAATTCGAACTCTCTTGGGACGATTGTGTAGGTTTCATTTGTGGGAACCCAATCAATTCGGTATGCATAAAGCATTGCCTCACGAAGAAGCACTCCAGGAACACGGACCAGGAATTAGAAGAGCTTATACCTACAAAGCATTAAATAAATTAATACAAGGATCAGCTGCTGATATGACAAAAAAAGCAATGTTAGATCTTTACAAATCTGGTATAGTAGCTCACATACAAATTCATGACGAACTATGTGTAAGTGTTCGAGATGATGAACATGCACAACAAATAGTTGAAGTTATGGAGAACGCTGTAACTTTGGAAGTCCCCAACAAAGTTGATTATGAAAAGGGCAAAACTTGGGGAGATATTAATGGTTAATTATGGCTTACTTAAATGCAAACATACCGGTAGAGTATGCACAAATCAGAAGGGAATATTTATATGATCTTAAAAAACATCATGGAGAAGTTGAAGACTGTATTATCTTTGGCATTAGCTGTATGTCAGGTCGTGCTATCTTATGGCATGCTATTATGGAAAATGGCGCAATCTTTTATCGTCTCCCAATTACGGCTTTTATTCAACGTGGTTATGAACCCTCAGTTGTTCCCACCAAGAGACTTGATGAATTGGAGCTTTGGAATTCTTTTAGTTATTATCCTGCTGTTACTAGTTATGATATTTTAGCTGGCCAAGCAGGTAAATATATAGGCAAAGATAAAAAATGGCATACAGGTAAATATTTATTTACTATTGACTTTGCTCATCCAGAGAGTAACATTGTTGACACTGATCATTCAGAGATCCCGCATGAACACAAATGCGCTCACATACTTGCTTTAGATGATGGCAACTATGCTGCACAACCTAACAATCGATTAATTTGGGACTTACCTTCGTTTACAGTGAAGGATAATATTCCTGATTGGAAAGTGCAAACTAATGAATGGAACGTAGAAAATACACAACAGTGGCGAACTGAGGACACTGATAATTTTTTTTACGAAATGGAGGAAAAGAAAAATGATTAACAATGGAATATGCATAGACTGTGGACATAGACATAGAGGAATTGCACAATGTAGTTTCTGTGATTGTGTATGGGAAACTATAAAATTAGTGGAGGAAAATATGATTAAAAAAATTTGGAAAAAAATAAAAGAAGTTGCTAAAAGATTAATGTTCTGGACTAGATAATGGATTTAGCAAGTTTACTAAAAAAGAATTTTGTATTAGTTCCGGTAGTGGCTTCGGTCCTTGTCGGAACTTTTACTGGTGTTAAATATGTAGTAAACTTAACAGATACTATTAATGGAAATAAAGCACAGATAGAAAACATTCAAAAAGATATGGATGTCCTTACAGACAAAGTAAATTTGATAACAGGTAAACTTGAAAGAGCTGAAGGAACATGGGAGATGGCTGAAAACTTATATGAATTATTAGCTAATAAAGTTAATGAAATGGAATGGGATATTAAAGATTTAAACAGAGAGATAAATTATTAGGATGAACAATGGAGATTGCCAGGATGAATTATTATTTTACAGGGATATTAATTGTTTTGCTATGTCTGTTAGCTTTTATGGGTCCTGCATATCCTAGAAACGAATACTTAAACTCATACCCTAACGAATGTAGAACTGGTGAAGTAGATGTATCAGTATCTCGTAGAGATTATGATTATAACAACTACGATAATTCCTGGAATGGTAGTGATACAGAAGAAGTAAGACTTACGTTTAGAAAGTATTTAGGTAATTTACAGTGCAATGAAAGGAACGATTTAGCGTTGGAAAATGAACGACTTAGACAACAATTAGAGTTAATGAAGATGTGTAACAAAGTGAATAGAAATCCTACACTTAAACACAACTCAAACTTTGATTTGTTAGTATCAAAATGTAGAGGTGTTGTGCCTGTAAACATAAATGAAGAAAGACCCGACCGTAAAAATTTATGGAAAGAAGAGAAGAAAAAATACTTAAAAGATAATCCAGAGGCTAAAACCATGGATAACACGACATTGAAAATGCCTCCAAAAGATTATATATTGCCTCTACCAAAACCAAAATTAGATGAATAAAAAACCTTTAAATATATCTGAAGAAGCAGCTGTACAGATGCCGATGAAGACGGTAGCATCGTTAATTCTTCTCGTTGCAGCTGGCGTGTTTGCATACACCGAATTGACGGCGAGG